TCCTTCGGCGGATCGGCTGGCTTTACAGCCTCGACGGGCGGCTCCCCGTTCGGGGGCGCGGTCGGCGTAACTTGCGTTTCTACGGGCGCAGGGGCGCCCTCAGGGTTTACCTGATCCATCGTGTCTGCCTCTATCGGAGCAACCCGGTTAAGCCCCGTTTACGCAACGGGTAAGCGGTTAAGCCCTACTGAAGGCCGGTAGGTTCGGCTTCGTACTCGGGAATCGCGATCATCGCGCCGCTCGGGTCTCTGCCTGAGCGAATCGCTTTAACCTTCGGGCGTGGCGGAACCACGACCTGCGTCTGCTGTTTCGACATGATGTCGGCGAGCGTCGCAACGGCTTGCTGTTGGAACTCCGCCGCTTGCTGTTGAATGGCCCCGATTGCTTGGGCCAATTCACTGCCAAGTTTCTCGCGCTCGCCATCTTGACCCGCGGTCGCTTGCTTCTCGGCAAACTGCGCCTCGCGTTGTGCAAACTGCGCCTCGACCTTGGCAACCATCGCTTGAAAGCGCGCTTCCTCGGTCTTCAGGTTCGCAATGAGCGTCTGAACCTTGGCCTGCTCCTTCTGCGCCTCGGCCTTGCTCTGCTCGACCTCTTGCGCTGCGGCTTGGACGAGCTGGCCCTGCTGCTGGACCATCTGCATCGCTTGCTGTACTTGCGCCTGCGCCTGCACGACTTCCGGCGGCAGTTCTTTGCCTTCGGCTAGCTTCTGCTGCACCTGCGGCGGCGCGGCCAGCAAGATGCGCTCGGAGATTTCATCCGAGTACGGGTAATCCATCGCCTTAGCAATGAGGTCAGCGACGAACGGATACAGAGGGCTTTCGGGCGGGAACAACTGCCCGTAGACCTCAACCGCTTCCTGCCTCTGCGTCGCGAAGTTCGGCCCGGTCTTCACCGTGACATCGAACTTCCCCGCGGCCATGTCATTGACTCGAACGCTCGTCGGCATCCCGCTTTCATCGGGAGGACCGGGAACGACCTCGTTGACCTTGACGTAATCCTCGGCTCCGTCCGCTCCGAGAATCCGCATCTCCCGCTCAGCGTCGTAAATCTCGGGGAAGAGATCGAGCAGAATTTCACCCGTCCGCATGACGCCTTTAGCGACGTTGTCGCCAAAGTTATAGGTCACGATCTGCGCTTGGTTTTGCTTCCGAGCCAGAGCCACACCGGACTTCTCGCTCGACTCCTCGCCGAATGACGCCTCGTGTAAGCCCGTAACGTCCCGAAGGTCTTGGGCGGCCACGACGGCTTGCTGTAGCAACGCTACGGGAACGTCGGCGCCGGGCATCCGCTGGGGCGGCCCGCCATTCATCGCGGCAGGGTCAGCGTTATACGGCAGCCAAGGCAGGTTCTCTTTGTGAGCCACGGACCACTTGTCCGTAAGGCCCTTGGCTTGCGCCGCCGTCGCCCACCATTTCGCCTGAGGAGCGAGCGCGATCGTCTCGTCAATCGCCGTTCTGCTGACGTTGTAGGACCGCTGTGCATCCTTGGCGAAGCGGTGAAGGCCCCACCACACCACCTTGCCGTCAATGACCTTGTACTCGCCGTAGATCATCACGAACGGGAACATGGACCCCGCCCAGTCGGCTTCCTCGAGGATCGCGTCGCCCGAGGCAATGCACATCTTGATGCGATGGCACTTCGCGGTGCGGCGACGGATCAGCTCGTACTCCCCGGCTTTGATCTTCTCTTGAACTCCCGGCGCTTCGTCGCTCGTGGAGTCAACCGTCAGATTCCCAGTCGGCGTCTTAACGAGCCAGATTTCCTTGTCGTACGGCTCTTTGTACCAGTACTCACAGATACGAATGGTCTCGTCGTCTTCCCATTCGTCCTGGTCGTCGAACAGCACCGATTCCTCGAACTCGATCTCCTTCGCCTTCGGCCAGCGCGCCTTGTACGCCGCTTTGCTCAGCTTCTCGGTGATTATCCAGTCTTCAGCGTCGCGCTTGAGGATGTCCTGGCAGGCGGGGTCGGCGTAGACGCAGAACGGGTTCTTAAACGGCTTGATGACGATGTCTTGGTCAAACGCCGTATCGTCGCTGTATTCCGTCGCAACCCGCCACGCCGCCATCCCCGCGTCGACCTGATACTCCGCCGCCTGATCGGTCACGGTGTCGAAGTCGCTTGTGTTGAAGACGTTGCGAATCAGCCCTTCTCTAAGATCGGCGCCCTTCTTGTCGCTGCCCTCTACCGCGCGGACTTTGACGCTCGGACGATTGGCGCGAATCTCGTTAATGACCCGCTTACCGTTGATGCGGCACTTGTTGAACTCGTAGCACGGCCGCTGACCGCGCTCTTTCTTCATGTTCTGATCCCACTGCGCGCCGGGCTCGTTGGCGAATCGTAGATCCTCGAGCGCGAGACTGCGGTTTGTCTCGTCCGCCGTCGTCATGACCTTGAATCGGTCACGGATCTTCAGCAGCAACGCCTTTTGTGACGAGCGCTCGCTAGCCTCGCCTTTCGACGCTTTGGGTTTTCGCTTGGCCATTAGATCGCTCTACGAAATCCGGCGTAGATATCGCCCGACCAGCCCGAGGACTCGTTCGCCATCTGATCCGCTACTAGTGCCATGTAACGGAATCCATCGGCTCCGTGGGACTCGTCGTCATGAACTGGCGTTGAAGCCTGTCCCTCTGAATTGACTCGCCGTCGATACCGACCAAGGCGATTGACCAGATCGCTTGCGTGTCCTTTGTCCACGTAGACCCGAGCAAAGACTTCCCGAGCTTTTCGGATGCCTTGCTCAACGTCCACATTAGGAACGATCTCCACATCCCAACCCAGCGATTTGAACTGCTCTTCTGCACTTGTTCCGGTGACATGCTTTGCTCGTCCGTCATGCGGTAAGTACAGCTTCCCGTAGTTGAGATTCAGTGCCTTTAGCTCTTGGCTGTAGCTCGGAATGAACCGCTGTCGGTCTTCGATGTAGCGAATGACCCGAATCTCGCTCGCCATGCGCTGAACGAGGATCAGGCTCATGTAGTCGTTGAAGCCGAGGTCGCACACCACGTGGACCTTGAGCATCGGGTCGTAAGGCACGTTGCCCAATCGGCCGGCGTTCTTAAGCGCCGTGACCTCTTTGTAGTAAATGGCGCCCTCAACCGCTGGCCGGCAGTTCCCCCCGTAAACGTGGGCGTACTCGTCCGGGTCTTGGGCGCGCATCTGTTCGCGTCTGGCATCGAGGACCTTCGAGCGCCAGGGGTTATCCTCCCAGCCGATCTTGGTCACGATCGCGCCAGGCGGATTGCCGACCACGAACTCCTTGTAAACGAAGTCGTCCTCAAGTTCGGGATTGAACGAGACGATGATCTCGCTCCCATCCGCTCGAATGGTCGGCTCAAGAATACCCCACGAGCGTTTCGTGATGGCTTGGCCTTCTTCCACCCAACAGAGCGTCGGCCGCTCAAAGCTCTTGAGGCTTAGCGCTGTCTCGTTCGATAACCCACGAAACGCGAACAGCGTGCCGTTCTGGCCCTTGATGTACTTCTCTTGGACCTCGTAGAAGTCATCCAACCCAAGAGCGCTGATCTGGTCCCGCAATAGCTGGTGGACCGAATCGGCTATCGACTTCTGGACTTCACGAACGCAGATAACGCGCTCTTGTTTCGCCCGCCCTCTCGCGAGCAGCCATCGAGCAATCGACCAAGACTTGGCGCCGTCTCGGCCGCCGAATAACACCTTGAACCGCGATGGCGGAACAAGCGTGTCAACCGCCTTCTGAGGCAGGTCGATCGTTAGCTGTGACACTGCGAATCAGAATCTCACGCAGAGTGATCGGGGCTTCGTCGTCGTCACCAACAATGGCCTGCGGCACCTTGCCGTCGACGCGATCGAAGATCAGGTTTTGAGCCCACGAATCGCCGCCCTTGGCGCTGTCTATTAGCTTCTGGGCAATCGCGGCCACATCCTCAGGGTTCTGCGTCAGCGCTCGCTTGAGCGCGTCTGTCAGCATCCTGTTGCGCTTGGCTGCGTTCTGATTGCCGAGCGGAGCTCCCGCCATTGAAATCAACTCCAGTCTTTTGCTTCCATTCGACAATAACGAACTGCCGGCCCCTATAGGCGTGCTTCTGATACAGAAGCGTGAGGCGCCTAC